TCACCATCAGCTATTGATGTAGTTCCAACTGTAGCTCCACCATCTATTAAATTAATTTCTGCACCTGTTGCTGTAATAGCTGTGCCATCTAAATTTAGTGTATCAATATTTGCTGTGCCATCTATAAATAAATCTTTAAACTCAAGAGAAGAAGTTCCTAAATCTATATCATTATCTGTTATAGGTACAATAGCACCATCTTGTACTCTAAATTGTTGTACTGCAGCTGAAGATACTTCAACATAAAATTCTAAATGATTATTTGTAGAATCAACTAATACTTTATTTAAACTATCAGCATCTCTAATAGATGTAATAGGTCCACCTTCACCCGCACTTCCATCATGCGTGTGTCCCGTAGTTGCATTGAACGCAGCTAATACTTGGTTAAACTCATCATTGCTGTGAGCTGCGGTGATAGTATCACCTGTTGTAAAGCTGGATTGTCGAGCTGAATAGCCTGCCATTATCTTCTTCCTCCTGGGGTAAATTCTAATTGAAAGCCTTTAACTGAAAATGAGTCTGCACTATTTTGATCATCGATCTGTAATGCTACTGCAAATCCTGAGCCTTCTACTGATTGTCTTACTAATGGAACACCTGATGCATCATATAGTGAACTACCATATTTTGCTGCTCCATATTGTCCAGCACCACCTACGCTAGGTAATGCTATTTTTGATGGTTGTGGTGTATTTTGATCATCATAATCATATCTAAGAGCTAAGTTTGCATCAATAGAAGTTCCTTCACCTTCATAGTTTAAATTAACTCTTTGCATATATTTTCTTAGACCTGGATCTCCCATCACCATATCAGGAGATCTATATACTGCTTGTATTGTTGTTGTAGTTGCACCTGTTGCAAAAGTATTTCCTGTTTCCATTTTATAAATATAACCATCATATCCACCAAATACTTGTGTTTCAACAGCACTTATAAAATCTGAATCTGTACATGCTGGTTTAATACCTACCATATCTGCATATTCAAATCCTATTGATCCTGTATTAGGATTATTTTTTAATACACCTATAATTCCTTTTGATGATAATTGACCTGTAGCTGTTACTGGATAAAATAATCTATATTGAGATTTACCTCTAATAACTATAGATGATATTCTATCTAATGTTACTTCATCAATTCTAGATTGTATTTGTCTAGATATAGATCCAAGTTCAACGTCACCAATTCTTGCTGTACCTGCAATAGTTCTTAATCCATCTGGTGCTAAAAATATAACATCACCACCAATCTCTTGAATACTACCACCATCTCTACAGCCAATATTTCTTGTAACTTCTTGTACAGCAAATGATGCACTTGCTGTTCCAGTTAATTTATATATTCTATCTTCACAGAATATAATTAATTCATTTCTAAATACTTTTAATCCTACAACTGCAGAGTCAACTTTAAATGATCCTGCCCCACTTCCTGTTGTAAAATTATCTTCTTCGAAAGGAACACTAAAGGGAAGAGTGCTCTAGTTGAAGTTCCAAGTCCTGTAGTCAAAGATGTCCAACTTCCAGATGTAGTTCCTCTATGTATATCACCACCTCTAGCAACTATGACTTGACCATTAAATATTATTGAACAGTCTACTACTAGACTAGTATTACTAGATCCTTCAGGTACAATTGTTGTATTATATCTAGCTGTACCACTAACACGTCTATATCCACCCTTAATATCGGGTTCAAAATTTTGTAAGATTAGTGCTTCACCTGGTTGCATAGAGAACACATCTTTGTTCAATGTTAGACCACCCGCACAACTTACAACAAATGGGGATATTAAATCTGTTGTTGGCATTTATTAACTTTTTTTATCTGCTAGTTTTTGTAATTGTATTAATTCTGATTTTGTTAAACCTGGTGGTATTAAATCTTTAACAGGATCACCAGCTTGGTATGCACTAATATATTTATTAATTTGTGGTATACTCATTTTATCTGATAATTCTGCTGTTTGCATATTTAGTTTTTCATTAGCTTTTTTTTCACCATCCATATTATCAGTAATTTTCATACCTATTTTTTTTTCTTCTTCTTTTCTAATAGCCATTAGTTAACTCTGCCTCCTATATTTGTTGCAATACTTTCACCAATTACATCAGTTCTCATGTAATCGTTTTTAGTTGCATAATCTACTTTTAGTAATCTAAGTTTTCTTTGAAAGTCTCTATCAGCTAACTGTGCATGTTGTGGATCTGATCTTAACATGTATGTATAATACTTAGCTCTATCTACAATCAAAGTTCTAAATCTGTCAGGTAAACTCATATTGTCACCATGAGCAGATAAATCTGTATGTGTTGTGTAATAATCATAACTTACTGTAAATTCGTTTGTGCTTGGTCTTGGACTCACACCAAATGCAGAATGGTCTGGTAAAATATAAACTCTTAATGGTGTAGCATAATTACTACTGTTGTTAGTATCATCAGTTGGTTTATATGTTTGTAAATAACTATCATATGTAATATATGTTAATTTTCTAGTAGCTATATCACTTCTAGATATTCTAATATAATCAACATCTAATTGTACACTAGGTGCTTCTACATAAACATAAGAAGTTTGTGCTGTTGCAGTAAATGTAGTATTTAATATAGCACCTTCTCTAAAGTTAGTTACAGCTTGTGTTGTATTTAAATTTTGTGTTCCACCTGCTGATGTTCCAACTCTTATAATTAATGCAGTACTAGAACTATTTGGGCTTAAAACTCTAACTTGTATTTTGTAAGTTTTGTTTACTGTAGTGTTAATAGCTTGATATGCAGCTGCATCATTTAAATTTAATCTGCCATTACCACTAGATGTATATGATGGTGATCCATCTCCAGTTGTCCAACTAGTTATATTAGATGTAAACTCACCATTAGTTACTAATTCTCTTGGAGCCATTGAAAATGAATCCATATCTGCTTTTCTAAAGTCAGTTGGAAAATCATATTCATTATCACCAATAGTTAAATCTTGTGTAGTTCTAGAATATAATAAAGGTATTTCACCTGTTTCATTATAAATATCATGAATGCCTTTATTAATAAAATCTTTTACCGCAGTTTGTATACCACGACTTGAACTAAACGTACTAGAGGTTAGCTCTGTTTCGTTTAATTCTCTAAGTACACTATTTGTTAGCGTTAGGTATGTTGTTGCCATTCTGTAATAACTCTAATATTTTGTTAAGTTTTTCTTCTTGTTTATCAATTCTTTTTTCTAAATGATCTACCCTTATATTATTACCTAATGAAATAATTCTTTGCCCTGTACTTGCATCAGTTTTTTTTCTTAAATCGTAAGTTGTCATAAAATTCCTATTTGTTATAAGGGGTAAGTATTAAGGGGGATAATAATACCCCCCTTAATTTTTATTTATTAGTTGTGGTCAGTTTCGTCAATACCTGATACATCACAAAGAACAGCCCAAACACGGACTTTACCCGCACTTGAATCTGCTCCACCTGTTAAGATATCTAAAGTATCTGCACTAGCAACTACAACTCTTGCTGTAGCCGTAAGTGTTGCATAACCAGTAGCATTAGTGTCGCCATCAACATATCTGTCAACGTCTCCACCAGTGATACCTAAGTCCATAGTTGCAGAACTAGATAATGCTGTGATTACCTCGATTCCAGCTTCCATGATTAAAGTTTCTGCAGGAATGTCCAAAGCGTTGACTACGTCTCCGTTTGCTGTTCCTGAGCTACTATTAATTGCTGATATATCAATTGTATTTTCAACTAAGTAAGGTGTTCTACCATTAGCAGGATGCCCAGTAGTACCACCAGCACCTGTTCTATTATAAGTTGCCATAGTATTCTATAATCCTCCCAATTAACCTATTGTTATTACGCCAGATCTTACTGCTTCGCTTCTAAGAATTTTTCTTCCAAAAACGTGTAAGCCTCTGACTACGTCTGCGAATGAATCAGGGTCTCTGATTAATTCAGTTTTTGCAATGTGATTTACAGTTGCAACTCCTGACATATGTCCGTATAAGAATGCAAATTCATTTGATCCTGCTGAACCAAAAGTATGATTTGCAGCACTTCCACTAGACACAGCGATTGCGTTTGTAGCATACATGTTAAAACCAAATAATGGTCTGTCTGTTACTTTACCATTTCTGATTTGAGATACACCACCATCGTTCATCACTGATTGGTCAGATAGTTTTCCGCCTGCTTTTCTTAATTGTTCAAAGAATTCAGGTGGAGCAACTAGCCATCTATTTTCTTCTGGCACATCATTTTTGTCAAGAACTTTTTTTGCTGCTGACACAACGTTTGCTAATGTGTCAACTGCTGCATCACCATCAATTGGTGAGCCGTCAGTTCCAGTATCACTAGCAGATGTAGAAGCGTTATCATAGATAAACTTCAATACATTGTAGTCATAGCTTTTCTTTAATGAATATGCACCTGAAGAGGTTGCAAGAGCTTCAAAGTTTACATGAGATTGTCTTTCTTCAATGTCATCAACTTTAAAAGCAAAGTAAGAACCTTGATCGACAGTCATAGTTATTTGGTCATCTGCTAATACTTGTGTATCAACTGTTTGACCTCTAGCATAATCTTTAACTGTGATTGTTGGCTCTTTTATTATTTTTACTGTATCGCCAAAATTTTCAATTTCTCCAGCGTAATCAGTGTTAGTAATATCTTCTACCACTGATGCTCTTCTGAAGAACTTCTGAACTTTCTGACTAAATATTTGCGGAGTAAAATTACCTTGTGCAAGGTTTTGATATCCCGCAGAGTTTGTAAAAGCCATAATGCTTCTCCTTATTATTGTTTAGTTAGATTGTCTATCTTTGTTCAATCCTACCTTCTAAACGAGCAAGGTCTATTTCTTTCTCAAACTTCTCAAATTCATGAGGTTTCATTTTAGAAATCTCACTAGCTGTCCAAATTTTCTTTTTAGGAATATCGGACTCAGTACTTTTTCTTGTTTTAGAAATTGCTTTAGCAGCTTCTTTTTTAACATCCTTTTCTTCTTTTTTAGTTAGTTTACTTTGACCATTATCCATTTTAAATAGATCAATAGCTCTAGCAGCTAACTTAGCATTAGATGTATTTTCATACAACCAACCTTGAATAGTAGGATCTTGATTTGCAGCCCAATTATGAAACTCTTCTTTTTGTCGAATTTCATTAAAGTCAGGATGCATTTTTAAAAGTTCTACTTCTGCTTTTTCTTTTGCAATTTGTTCTTGCTGGAGTTGAAGGTTTTTATATTTATCTTCAAGATCTGCAGTCTGAGTAGTTGCTTTGTTCATTGCAATGGTTTCAACCATTTCATAAACATCAGGGTACTCTTTTCTCCATGCCTCTAACTCTTCTTTTGATTTAGGTGGCACAAATTGTTTAGTACTTGATTCTAATTGAGAACGTAAGGTTCTGACTTCATCCTTATGTTTATTAAGTGTAGAATCATAGTGTTTTTTCAAATCGTCATAACGTTTCTTAAAAACACGATCTTCAGCTTTAGCAGGGCGTTCAGCGATAGGAGTAGCCTTTACTTCTGATTTTTCTGCAGTCTCTTCAGACGCATCGGTGTCCTTCTGTTCGGTTGCTGCGGTTGCCTTTTGTTTTTGTTCCCTTTGAAATTTAGCTAATTCACCTTTAGCAAATGCTTCAACTTCAGCATCTTCTTCTCCTCTATCCTTTTTATAAGGATTTGGATTTGGCATTTTAACTTTAGTTTCTTCAGAAACTTTTTTTTCTTCTTCCATTATTTTTACCTCTTGGGTTGAGTGCCTTATGGATAAGGGTAGCTCTAAACTGTTTCCATATTTTGTGGGCTAGCCATTAAACCTGCAGTTTCTGTAGGTTGACTAGGTGGCACATTTGTTGTTTGTTGTGTTTCCATCTGACCTGATACATCTTCAATAAAAGCAGCAAGTGCTTCATTGTCATTTCCACCATATCTTCTTTTTGCATAATTAGATACGATAGATACAGGTAAGATTACATTAGGTTCATTACTTCCAAATTGATCCATTACTGGTTTAAATTCAGGTATAATTTTACCTAGTGCGTTTCTAACAGATGGGGATAAAACAGCCTGTAATGCTGCTTGATCCTCATCGGTTAAACTTTTTGCCCTTTCAGCAAACATTAATTCTGTATCGCTTGCTTCGGGAAACTGTTCTTTTAAAGGATTTGTTGTTCCAGTTGCTGCTGATGGCGTAGTTTGTTTTGGTGCAGGTACAGTTTCTTTTTTACCTAAACTAGCTAAGTTAGGTGCTTTTGGAACTGATGGTTTTTGATTCATCATTCCTGTTGTAGATACTTTTCCTTGCATATTATCTATTGCCATTATTTATCCTTAAATTGTTCTTTTAATTGTTGATCATCTGAAATCCATTCTAAATCTGTATAGCTTTTTGTTAAATCCATTAAAAAAGTTTTTACATTATTTTCAACTAATTTCATATTATGATATTTTGTGTATCTTTTGTGCAATGAAGTATTTGCTGTCATTGAGTAAATTAATTCCATATTATATTTTTTTGCTAATTTAAATATTTCCGTAATACAAAGATTTAATCCTTTATGTATACTTTTTATATTAGCAGTTTTATCTGCAACAATCCATTCCATTACAGAAAAATTTGAGTTAACGCATCTATATAAACCACCAGCACATATAGGAATGTTATTTTCTTCTACAATAATTCCATCAGGCGGTAAACATTTTTTTGGAACTATACCAAATTCATGTTGTTTCCACCAGTTAACTAAATATAGATAGTCTTTATCTAAATTCCAGTTTCTAGCTTGCATTTAATATTTTTTTATTTTTTTCGTTTAAAATAACTACGTGATCTCTCCAGTTATCAAAGTAAGTATTACCTATTTCACGTAATTTATCTTTTTCTTCTACTTCAAAATAATCTGTAAATAAAATATTATTAATTAAAATTCTTCTTTTATCTGTTCCAAGTGTATAAACAACATGCTCATCATTACCTAAAGATTTACCATGTTTAGTATCTTTAACTTCTTTCCAAATACCTTCTTCATTTACCATATGCGTACCTGAAACTTTAATTCCTTTATAATCATATAAGTCAGTAATTAAAAATTTACCTAAAGCAAAAACATTTCCACCGACTTTAATATTATCTTTTAAATCTATATCTATAATTTTTTTCTTAGATTCATCAGCCATTGTAATTTCTGTATTAGGTAAAAAACATCCTATAACACCTCCAATTACTCCACCAATAACTCCACCTACTGGTCCACCAACTGCTGTTCCTATTGCAGCTCCTGCTCCCATGCCTTTTGCTTCACTTTCTTTTGCACCTATAAGTTTACCTGCACCATATCCAATAGCACCTGCCGCACCAACCCCGCCTAATGTACTAGTACCAATTGGTGTAGCTGCTACTTGTGTTAAAGGTGTTACAGTTTGTTGAATGTTTAAAGGTGTAGGTCCTCTTAAATATGATATACCTAAGTCAATACCACCTCTTAATAAAGTATTTATTCTGTCTGCTTTTAATGCTTTATCTTGCATTGACTGAATTTGCCCTAAAAATTCTTGTGGGCTAGGTCCAGTTTGTTGTTGCATTGGAAATTGTTGTGCAAGTCTAGCTGCTTTTTGTAAAGGTGATTCAACTAAATCTTGTGCACTTGGTGGTGCAAATTGTTGTTGTTGAATACTAACTGGTTGAATTTTACTTTGTGTTCTTGTTTCACCAGTTACAGGATCAGTAATTAATTCTGTTTCACCAGGTGTTTCTCTCATTAATGTAGCTGTTTGAGTTCCTAAATCAGTTCCTCCAGCTAACGTAGTTTTAGTATCACCTGTATAAGACTCAAACTCAGATGATGTTATATTAGGTGCAGATGTTTCCATCGCATCTTTATACTCATAATTACCATCTTTATTTCTAATTAATTGTAATACCATTATTCTTTATTGCGTTTGTTCGCCTCTTTTAGATTGAGTATTTGCCGCACTAAAGCCAGCTTCCCCTGGCATCGATACATTGCCTGTTCCGATGTTGCCACCTCCAGCTCCTGTTGGATCTGTTGGCGAAGCTC